GAATTTGTTGGGTCATCCACCGTTACGGGGCAAGGATCTGAAAGTTGGGTATTTGGACAAGTGGACCAGCTACAAAAAGTAATTGACAAACTCAAAACCAATCCAGATGATCGTCGTATGATTGTCTCAGCATGGCATCCATACTGGGTAGATCATTGCGCATTGCCACCCTGTCATTGTCTATTCCACTTTCATACAGAAGAATTGACACTGGAAGAACGAATTGATATTTTACAGAAACAAGTTGGTCCTGTAAATCTTCCTAAATCTGAAATTTGGATCATTCAAAAACTGAATGAGGAGAATATTCCCCACCGTCGTTTGAATTGTTTGCTCTACCAAAGATCCGTGGACACTGCGCTTGGAAAGCCATTTAATATTGCAAGTTACGCATTGTTAACTGCAATGATTGCACAAACTGTTAATATGGTTCCCGGTATGTTTACGCATTCAATGGGTGATACTCATATCTATGTAAATCATATTGACGGATTGAAGTTACAATTAACACGGGAACCAAAGAAGCTACCTAAAGTTTGGTTGAATCCAGAAGTTAAATCACTGTTTGATTTCAAATATGACGATATTAAACTATTAGATTATGAGTTTCACTCTACAATCAAGTTTGATGTAGCGGTTTGATATCAGTATTTTTTTTGAACTTTTTATTAATCCAATTACTTATAGTTCCAATGGAGACATGCAATTTCCTTGCAGCATCAGCTTGAGATACATACGATACTCCATTGAGAACTATAGGATTGGCATTAGCAGGAAGAGTTCCTTTTCTTTTTTCAGACGCTTTTTGTTTATATTCATCCGTGTGTTTTTTTCCATAAAAAGCGTTTCTTTGTCCTAGTTTCGAACAATATGAACAGTATTTATGGCCATATCTTAGTTGTTTGCCACAGTCATTACATTTAGGAGAAGAAACGCCACCTTTCCAATTTGGATTCTTTTCCCCCGGTCGGCTCCATCTTTCCAACTTGTCTTTTTTAGACATTTTTGCAACAGTTTCATTTACAGTTTTTGTCATCTTTTCTATAATAACATCTCTATGTGGATGGTGTGTTAAATTATCACCTCCACCAATACTGCCAACGTTATATTCAGGTTTTAACATTGTAACAAAATACGTTTCTTCATTTAACAGTTCGACATTCGACGCATTGGGCATTTCTTTTATAACTTCATAAATAAAATTTTCTTTTCCATATTTGTTCCACGCTCTTTGAAGATATACTGAATGATGTCGATTATTTTTTAATGATGATTTGTGTATACCCCAACGCCTCTTAATATTTTTACTACTTCCAATGTATATTTTACCATTTTTGACGTTGACAATCTTGTATATTCCACTTATGATATTCATAACAATATATATTAAATGCCAATCCTAAAAACACATCTATTTTTATGAAATACAAAACTTACAATCCCCGTCCTGCAATTAAAACGGAGGTAGCAGTATGAAATACAAATATAGTGTTAGAATACATGATGTATCCACTACCGAAGAATTGGAAACTATAATGAACGAATATGGTTCAAAAGGTATTCGTGTCATCAAAGCAGATTTCTCAGGTTCTAAACTAGTTAACTGCAGACAACAAGCTAGATATACTCTATACTTAGAAGAGAAAATCAAAACCAAGTAACATACAAATATATGAAATTGGTTATAGGAGTAACAATTCTAATCTTCGTCTACATCATTGGGTGGCATCAACTATATGGTCAGTTCATCAACGAGTTTTACAAAAAGTACCAATATTGGTTGGTACTACTGAGTATACCCAGCACACTGTTGTCAATTTACAGTGTACGACTTATCAGTGAATATTTTGACGGCAAAATGTGGCCAAACCGAATACTCACATTTAGCATAGGCATAGTTATGTTTACAATGTTAACACAGATCTACTTCAATGAAAAATTGAATGCCAAAACATTGGTATTGATTGGATTGAGTGGACTAATTGTAGCATTACAAGTGCTTTGGAAATGAATTTTATGAACAGTAATATAACCAAACTTAATAACGGAGACTTCAAAGTTGAACCCATGGAAAAGTGCATCGTATGTAATGTTGAAACCAACGTTCCTCAGTCTCTACACGTTGATTATCGTAACCATTACATTGATGGCGCTGGACAGTTGTGCCATGAATGCTTTTCTGAGATTGACGAACATTGTGAGTTGACATGAATGTGTCTTTCGAGTATAGTCAACATATAGGAGATAAAAAATCTGTGCCAAATTATACCAAAGTTCCTCTCACGTCGATCACCAGTCATACGAAGAAAGTGACTGAATTAGAGTTTTTGTTGGAAGTGTTGCCTAAATTAGATGAAAAAGGTCCATGGATTGCGGGTGGGTGTTTGCTGAGAACATATCTTGAACTTCCAATGTCAACCGACATCGATGTATTTTTTGCCAATATTGAGCAGAAGAATCACTATCTAAACGAACTTGTTAAAAGTAATCAATTCAAAGTTATTTCAAGAGGAGAAGATACAAAGTGGGTACAAAACGTCATAATTGCATATAGAACACGATCTTACACTATTCAGTTGATTCACGGTCACTTTTTTAATAGTCCATGTAATCTATTGGATGATTTTGACATGAATATTTGTCAACTGGCATACGACGGCAAAAAGTTGTATGTTGCTGAGGATACTATTGATGCAATCAAAAATCGTTATATATCCGTTAACCACGTATCCAATCCTAGAAACTTCATGACGAGATGTATGAAGTATGCGCGACTTGGATTTTCTATGCACAGCGATCAAATTAACAAGTTTTTTGATACAATCAAAACCAATCCAAACTCAATTGTAAAAAAATCAACAGATTATGAAGAACTCGGAAAATAATAATCAAGCAGGTAAAGGCGATTCACCTCGTCCAGTCAACAAATCTAAATGGGACAAAAATTATGACTCAATTGATTGGGGTCGTCCAAAGAAGAAGACAAAGAAGAAATGAATAAACACGTCATCATTGCTCACTACAATGAAGACTTAAATTGGGTAAAACATCTAAACGTTCCGTATACTGTTTTATCAAAAGAAGCACTGAAACTAAACGTAGGCCATGAAAGTTGGACCTACGTTTATTTCATTGTGCAGAATTACCACAGTCTTCCAGATAAAATGTTGTTTCTACACGGTCACGAAACATCATTTCATCAAACGCATCCATCTTGGTATATTGCAAACAATCTAAACTGGGATAAATTCAACTATATTAACGTTAACGATCATGCTTTTTGGGAAAACGGTGAGATGCAGTGTATTTGGGAAGATGATTACGAAGACTGTGAAAACAATTACCGTCGTAGTTACGATTTGTGGTTGAAAAACAACTGGCAGGATATCTTTAATAACGAGTTAGAGTTACCTAAGAGTCTTTGGTTTCTTGGGTTTGGTCAGTTCATGGTATCAAAACACTTGGTATTACGTCATTCTATAGAGTTTTACAAACGAATACTACGTTGGCTAGAAACCACGGATCTTGACAAACGACTATATGTGGGTGATCCAGACAAATTCAAACATTCTTATGCCAGTGCTAGAGTATTTGAGTATCTTTGGCATTATATTTTCACTGGAAATCCCGTGGAACATTTGGAACACTATTTGTTGTAACTTTGATGTTACAAGAGTGACAAAATAGTGACTCAAAGATGTTAGTTAATTGGATTGTATACTTTAAGATGTATGAATATCCAATGCTTATATTGTCATAAACCTACAGTCAAACGTGGTCATACAGTAAAAATGTGTTGCATTTGTGATGAAGATCACCGTTTTTTGAACATTGACGATATATTATCCGGATTTCATCATGACAAAGTATATTTATTAGAGAAGGGTGAGATTACAAACGTTTATGAACAAAAAAACAACTTATACGCCAGTCTACTTGATGTCAGATGAAGAAACCGATGTCGAACAACAAAAACTCTCAAAAGATTCGGTAAGTATAAGTAGTAACCAAGTTTTTTTCTATGACGATGTAAGTCGTCAAACAATATATTCCCTCAATAGACAGTTAGACTCTACAGCTAAAGCAATACAGCTTTTAAACATACATTATAACCTCCCAGTTTCCCCTGCAATCGATTTGTATATCAATAGTGAAGGTGGAGAGGTATTTAGTGCTTTTAGCGCAGTTGACCGTATTAAATCATCACCCGTACCCGTTCACACTTACGTTGAAGGATTTTGTGCCAGTGCTGCAACACTTTTGAGTGTGTGTGCCCATAAACGATACATTCGTAAAAACGGATTTATGTTGATTCACCAAGTTCGTAGTGGACTCTGGGGATCATTTGCTGAGTTTCAAGATGAAATTCAAAATCTTGAATTGATCATGCGATATATCAAACAAATTTATCTGGAACACACCAATATTCCAGAAAGTGATTTGGTGGAAATACTCAAACATGACACGTATCTAAATGCTGAAGAATGTATAAAATACGGGTTAGTTGACGAAATCGTATGATATATATCCAGCATGTCAGGTGCTGGATATCTGTATATCATAACCAATCAAGCGTGGCCAGGATTTGTAAAAGTTGGTGTAACGTTGGATCTTAAAAAGAGACTTCAACAATATCAAACTTCTTCGCCATTTCGTGATTACAAGTTGGTATATTCTATCCAACATCCAAAGTACCTTGAGGCGGAAAAACAAATCAAGGAAACAATGAAGCCATTTGCAAAATCAATCAAGAATGAATGGTTTGAAGTGGATCTTCACATGGCAAAACCCCGATTGGATGAACAATTGGAGTTGTACGAAAACAATAAAAAAGGAATTGACTTATTTTAACCCTGTGATAGGATGACGTTATGAATGGAAGCGTTGTAAATAAAGCTATTTGTCTGAACTTAAACGCAAATTGGCAGCCCGTCGGATTCAAGACGGTCAAAGATGCTATTATTGACCTCTGCGGCAGTGATAACAACAAACCTACTTCTTTGGCGCTTGACATCGACTACGAACTTGATGCAAACGGCGATCCCATCATGAGTGAAGCCAAAAGCATGAATCCAGTCAGTTGGTCAGAATGGATGTTGCTTCCTATTCGTAGTTGGGACTTGACTATTTCAAGTGTCAATCGAATTTATCGTGTTCCAACCGTCATTATTGCAACTAACTATTCAAAGATGCCGGTGAAATACTTTAAGGGCAAGCCAAGTAAAGACGCAATCTACAACCGGGATAACGGCATTTGTCAATATTCTGGAAAAAAGGTGGATCGTCACAGTGCAACTGTTGACCACATTGTTCCTCGTAGCAAAGGTGGTGCAGATAGTTGGACCAACTTGGTGTTGTGTTCAAAAGATATCAACAGCAAAAAGGGAAACAAAACCAACAGTGAAGCGGGATTGACTTTGTTGAAAGCTCCAATTGCGCCTCAGCCAATTCCGGTTTATGCTCTTATCAAAGAAGCAAAACACGAAGATTGGAAACATTTTTTGATGAGTTGATACAAATTTAAAAAAACAAAAATCCAGATGATATTTATTTGTCATCTGGATTTTTTATGCTCAAATCACAAACAATTATAGTGGACAATACTGAACTGGAATTGACTAGTGACTTGATTGAACGATACAAACATACCACACGTAAGAAGAGAGTAACCAAACGTGGAATCGAAAAATTCTATAATAAACTTATAGCATTGATGTTGTATAACGGTCAATAAAGTTCGTCAATATATCGTATACCCGAGACAAACTCGTTTGTGTCTTTTATGGCATGAAACGCGAACAAATCCTTTTTGTGTACTGGAAACACTGACGCATTTCCTACATACGGATAAGCATAATTATCAGGAGTCCAACGGTGAGTGTCGGGATAATCTGGATGTAAAGTAATTGAAATTGGGTTACGATAACTGTCCAATACATATTTTACACACTCTCCCAATGAAGTCCATACCATTGGACCGATGTATTTATCATAACCATATAACCACATCAGTGCATTTGCTGCACCTTCATCTCCATACTGACACATTTCTAAATTTCCAAATTCATCACGTTTTACAAAAGCATCAATGTATTCTTTGCTTTGAAGAAATGCAGTCCACGTTTTGATAAACGACAGACAGTTTCTATTAAAAAAGAAAAACCCCGCGTTCAACGATGGTACTGATTGTAAGTTTCGTGATATACCCAAAATATTCAAGACTTTATCTAAAACCAAAGGTCTTCCTTCAATAAAATAATGATTTGGTGGATACTTACTCAACAAAGGATACGATGTACATTCACGTGACCATATATCAAACATCGAATCAATGTTTGGAGTGGGTAATACATCCGAATCCAAATATACAAATTCATCAAAGTCGGTTTTTTGAATTGCTAGTTGACATGCAATTGGTTTAAACGACATCAAATACATGTATCGTACACTTGTAGGTTTGTGCGGAGGAACATTAAAGTCGATTACATAATCAATCGACATTGGAATTGATACCAAACGTTTGTTGGTAAACTTTACAGTTCCTTCCGAGTAACACAAAACAATGTCATAGGCAGAATATCTCAACAAATAATCTACCAGTATTTGGACCTTATCAATATAACTCTGTCCTACTGCAAATAACAGATATGCTCTTTTCAAGTTACTTGATTCCTTTTCTAGTACGATAATCGTCTAAAGCTGCTTGTAATGCTTCATGAGCAAGTACACTGCAATGAATTTTAACAGGTGGAAGACCGCCAAGAGCATCAACAATGTTATCATTGTTGAAATTCTTTTCCAAGTCTGTTATTGATCGTCCTTTGATGAGTTCTGTGGCCATACTAGAAGCAGCAATAGCACTACCGCAGCCAAAAGTTTTAAATCTTGCGTCGGTAATTGTTCCAGATTGATCATCAATTTTTAGACTTATTTTCATGATATCACCACATGCAGCTGCACCAACTTCACCAACAGCATCTGCATTTTCAATGTCACCCATATTTCGTGGGTTCATGAAGTGATCCATTACGGTTTTGTTGTATAGTGTATAGGTTTCGTCATTCATATCAAGTTATAAATATTACCTGATTGATCTATTCAGAAAAGCCCGACATTGATCAGCATGATCATGAGACACCATCTTTTGAACCAATTCTTTGAAAGATGTCTGTGGAGTCCAGTTAAAGTCGTTACGGAACTCTGTACTATCGCCCAACAACAGTTCAACTTCAGCAGGACGATAGAAATTGCTGTTGATACTAATCAACACATGGTTGGTATTGTTATCAATGTATTTCTCATTGATGTCAGTTCCTTCCCAACGACCATTAATACGCAAACAAGCGAATGCCAGTTCAATAAACTCTTTGATCGTATGAGTTTCGTTACTCGACAACACATATTCTTTCAAAGACTCAATTGCTTTTGGACTATAAACAGGAACACAATATTGTGTAGGATTCAATTCACTACGATAACGTTCTTGATTCAACATCATCCACACACATTGTACAAAGTCTTCACTATCACTCCAGTCACGTTTTGCATAAATGTTACCCAACTCAATTGGAGTGGGAACAACACCCTGAGATATTTCGTGTGAAATTCTGGCAACTCCATTTGAAATCTTTCGAGTCACAAACTCTTCACCACGACGTGTTCCTTCGTGGTTGAACAGCCAACTTTGAATTGCGTATAGGTTGTAACTGTCACGATACACCTTCACAATTTGACGGGCAGCGGCTTTACTAGCACCATATGGACTACGAGGTTTGAGAGGATGTGTTTCGTTTTGAGGAGAGTATGAAACATTACCAAACTCTTCGCTACTACCTGCATTGTAGAATCTACAGTTAGGACGATACAACCGAATAGCCTCCAGAATGTCTAAAACCGCTGTACAGTTGGTTTCCCATGTTTGTCTAGCAAAGTCCCAGCTGCTAGCAACAAAACTCTGGGCAGCGAAATTGATGAAGTAATCTGGTTTGATCTTTTCAATGATGGATGCAATGGAATGAGAATCAGTTAGATCAAAGTTTACCAAGAAGAATCGATCTGAACTAATGTGTGCTAGGTTTTTGTGATTATAGACACTCAATCGACGTACACCACCAAATATGATTGCGTTGGTGTTTTTAAGAAGATAGTCAACCATGTGACTACCGTCTTGTCCGGTGACTCCGGTAATAATAACGATTTTGTAATCAAGATCTTGACGAAGTTTTTCGTCTCGTACTAACTTGGCATCAGATATACTCAAAATGTTTGCGTTATCGATTTTTTTACCGAGCAATGTTTCACGAAGATTTTGTGTTAGCATATTTAAAATAACCTATAAACTGTTCTTGATTCATATATATGAACGGTTATGAAAGAAGATTTATTCTATTTGATACTCAGCGACAATAAGTTTAGTAACACCTTAATTAAACAATTTCCGGGGTTATATTCCTACATAACTTCATATCGTCAAAACGCTTCTGAAGAACATAACCAAGTTTGTAAAGATCAAATATTTAGGTTTTATGAATCGGATGAATATTTCAAGACGTTTGTATCAAACTATCTCAAAGAAAACCAAAACTCTCTACGAGTTGATGGTAGAGTGATCGAAGTAAAAAATAGAGAAGAATATCTTCGTTTGATACGAAAAGCAAAAGCTGAAAATTGGAAGTATGAAGGACTTAGTATTGTAGAGTCTAATGATAAAATCAAAGTCTACTTTTACTAATCAAAGTCTTCGTCATCTTCATCATCAAGGTCTTCAACATCAGTTGGATTATACGTTTTGTTAAATTTTTGAAAGTCGGTATCTTTCAAGCCAAGACCGTTGACCAACTGAATGATCAGCAAACAAGTTTCATCTTTGCTCAAATCTTTTTCCAAAATGGCCTGAAGCAGTACTGTTGTCATTAGAGTTATTTTGCGTTTTTCTTTTTCAGTTAACAATATGCTTGATGTTTTTGAATTGAGAGGCTTTTTAGAATTTGTAATCAAACCGGGAATAGTGTTGTTAAACATTGCCAATTGAGTTTCTTTCAGAATCTCTTTCTTCAATTCCTCTTGAAACTTTTCAGAATGTTCGTCAACAGTGTTTA